CCTTCTTAACACTTTTAAATATACTACCTAGACCATAAGCTTTTCTTCCTGTTACTCGGTCCATAATACCACCGAAAGCTTTCCTTGCTCTTAGGCCCATGATTCCACCTTCAGCTCTTCTGGCTCTGCCACCACTAGCTAAATAAGATTGAAATTGAACACTCTCTGGATAACCTTCTTCTCCATATAATGCATAAGGAACTTCGGAATTTCCATCAGTCATTCTGTAAGTATATTGTTTTGTTTCATCTACTTCTTCACCACCAGGAGTGCTACTAGCAGTAGTAGGCATACCGTTTGGAGTATAACCTGGATAATAAATGGGTCCATCTCCACCGGGTTTGTCGTGGTAACCAGTTATTACATTTCCAAATTCATCTTTTATAGGATTTCCAAATTCATCTTTTTTAACAAATGCAGCTCCAAGATTACCAACATCACCTGAAAGTTTTACTCCAGGTGAACCCGTATCATATAAGAAATCTGAGTAGCTCTTGGTGATTTTGTCGCCTGGAATATTTGTCATACTAGTCCAATCATCAAAAGAAAATTTATCATAATCACTATAATCAGTATTTGTTGAATAAGCATTTAAACCTTCAGATTCTGCGTCGTCAAGTAGCTTTTTTAAGTTAGGGTCTAAAGAACTATACAGCTTAGGATTCTTTCTTCTTAAACGGGTTAAAAATTGTAAAGATTTTTTAGGACTATTAGGAAGTACACCGTATGCAAACTTTTGAGACCAATGGCCAGGACTTTTATTTGCTAGTTTGGCTCTAGTTCTACTTTTTTTTTGTGCTTCTTTAATTTTACTTTGAAGAAATTTGCTTTTTTTTTCTCTTTCTGTTGGTGTTCCTCCTGCAGCTATGTAACTAGCACGAATAGAATTAGCCTGACCTGGTTTCATGCCATGACCTTTACCTCCTGTTTCCGCAGCACTCATTTGAGTTCCAGATACATTTTGGCTTTTATCTGTTGAACCCCAACCATTTAAGCTAGCAATACCAGCCGGTCCTCTATTTACTTTTCCATTTAATGAGTTATGTAAATCTTTTTTAACTAATAAATCTTTTTCTGCTTTTGTAATATATGCTAATTCTGTTGTAGGATGATTAGATGAAGATTTCCAGTTAACCGGAACCTTTACTTGTTTTTGATTTCCAAGATAGTTTTTTACTCCACCTTGAATAGCTACTTTAGCCATGACTACCTGCCTCTGTTATAAAGACCCATCAGACCACCGTTGGCTCTCATCTGAACTTGCTCTCTCATATCAACATCAGCAATTCCGCCACCTGGCATTGACTCAGCCATGTTAACATTTTCATCCATCATTATTTCTGGAGCTTGAGATCTAATTCCTGATTGATCTGCTTGCATTTGCTCGATAATTTGTTTCCATATACCACTTGCAAAGAAAGCATCAAAACTTCCAAATTGAGATTTTTGTTCGGGTGCCATTTGCTCCCATATTTGAGCAGCAACTTGTCTACCCTGTTCGTCTTGAGGTTGACCCATTCCAATATCACCTTGATTGTATTTGATATCTGGTGCGCCGGCTTCTATTGATTCTGACATTTGTTCTTCAAACATAATTTTTCTCCTGAGTTTATTAGTTTACTTTGTTTTTGAAAATAAATCAAGAGCTGGCATAATTACTTTTACATCTCTCCTAATGTCATCTTCTGGTATATTAGCAGCTTTTAAAGCTTCTTCATTGGCATAGACTTCACCTGTCTTTTTATTAGATAGTGTTGTTATGATTTCTTTGGGGGTTAACATTTGCATTATGTAGTTATCTCCTTTTTAATGTTTAGATAGCTGATTCCAAAATCAAATGAATCGGCGCTACCGGCTTTAATGGTAAGGGTCGTACCCCCTACTACTATTAGCGGTTGGGTTAATAATTCCTTTGTTTGATTTGCCGTTAAGGCTACTGTTTTAATAGCTGTAAAAGCATTATTAGTAATAGTTACACTAGGAGTACCGGCTGATGTAACAAGAATAGATTTAATAACATACGTTTCACTAACTAAAGGAAACCCTGCACCAAAAGGATTAAGTTCTCCATTGCTGGTATCATTATCTATTCCTACAAAATCGTATTGGTTTATTACTGCCATTAATCTAAAAAGAAACTTCTAGCTTCTATCTCCTGTTTTAATTCTTCTTGAAATGTAGTGTTAAGTTTCTCAAGAACGGCATCCAAATCTCTAACTAAAGATTGTGCTGTAGCCGGTTCGTATTCATCACTGGCTCTAGTTAATGTTTGTACTATTTTTGCCATTAACGTCTGCCTCCTGATTGTATGTCTAACCTAAAAGTTCCTAACTTCCAACTAGTGTCTACTGCTGTATTAGATATAGTTAAAGCGATTGCTCTAGCTCTAGCTCTTGTGTCAACTTTTGTAGTACTGCTTGTTACTGTAAATGGCCCCAATGCTGAACTTGCTGCAGCCTCATTAGGATAGTCTCTAACATCTAATTGAATAATAGCATTTCCTGTTTGAGAAATAAAGTCAGGTATAATTCTACTCACTCTCATTATACTTTCCCCATCTCCTCTAAGGTCAGCCATATTAGTTGCTGCCCCTTTAACTACTTTTTGAGTAATGTCATAATCACCCGAAGTAATATTCGCCGGAACTGCATAACTTGTGCCACCTTTGATATAATTAATTCCTGTTTCGTGTTCATAATAAATAGTAGTACCGTCCGTGTTGCCAACCGTAGAACAAGTATCTGTATCAGAATCATATTGAGTTGCATGAGGTAAACCAAATACAGCTGAATCTTCCCAAGTTGTTCTTGGGAAAAGAGCATTAGCATTGGTAAACCAAATAGGTCTTTTTGCTGTTGAATCTAAATAACTATAAGTAACCGCTCTATCGACTATATTTGAACCTGAAGTACAATAGAACCAAGTGATCTCGCCAAACAAATTATTAATTCCTGCATATATTAATTCATTAGAAGTAGTATTTAAATCATCAAAAACATAATCTTCAACCAAGCAATCCATTGATTCCAATCTACCTGTGTATCTAAAGAAACCATTATCAGACATCCAGTAAGCAGCGCCATCTACTTCAACGGCTGCATTCTTACCAATCAATCCACAGTTACTTCCCACTTGTTCATAAGCAAAAGTAAAAGGTTGTCCTACAAATCTCATAGTAAATAAAGAAGTATCCGTCCAAATGTAAATTGCATTTCTTCCAAGCTTAGCCCCAATGATCCGTGATCCGGCGGCCAGTCTCTGTGTACCAGCACTATTGGTTGCTGTTGGTGCATAGTCATTAATATTTTCTTGAGAAGAGAATCTGATAAACATATCATCTTGAGAGGTTGTGTCACCAATCGTTGTCTCTGTTCCAAAAAATACTAAGTGTCTGTCCGGTGTTGATACTAACATGTCCCTTGATGCTGTTGGTGCACCTGTTATTATTGTTGCTCTTGTTGCTGTTGCATTAGTTAAATTTGAATCCCATTCGAAACAAGGGCCATTAACAATTAAAGCAATTAAAGTTTGGCCTAAATTATCCAAGGACCATTGACCGGGGTCTGCAACTGAGTCTGTACTAGTTGAAGCTTCTCCCCATCCAACGTAATCTGTTCCATTAGTAACGGCAGTTCCACTAGAATAAGTAGCAGGAGACGTTCCACGTTGTGCTCTAACAACTCCTGTTAATTCTGTTCCAGTAATTCCAGTGTATTTTATAAATTCTGTTCCAACTAAAATATATGATGTTCCTGAAGTTGGAAAATCAAGTACACTAGTTAAAGTAATTCCTGTTGTTTGTCCTGTGCTAGTAATCGCTGCACTTAGAGTAGTTGTTTTAGCGCCAACAGGTGTTCCACCAAAAGTAGAAATACCATAGCCATAAACTCCTACTTGTTGAGCAGGTCCTACTGGGTAATAAAATTTAACAGACAAGTCTCCGTCGGTTGCAGTAGAAGTGGCATTAGATCCCATAGTAATAGTAACTGAAGTAGCGTCTACTATTGAAGTTATCATAAATGTTTTATCATCAAAATCAGCTGCACTGTAACCTGAACCTGTTGGGGGAGTAACATTTTCAAGAAATAAAATATCTCCAGCAGTCATGCCTCCAGTTGATGATAAAGTAATAGTAAGAGTAGGAGTACCTGAAGCACAAGCTAGTTTATTTGTTAGTGCTCCAAAATCAGTTTTAATTGGATGAATGTCATAAAAAATTCCTCCTGTATATGCATATAAAATTCTGTTAGTTCCTAAAACAGCATACTTAATTGATGTTTTATTAACCATATGATGTAAGGCTCTTGTTGGACCACATAAACTAGTAGATCCTAATTGAGCCCAGCCGCCTATTTTTTCAGGTGTACCATATCTAAAACGTACGTTCTCGCCGCCAGTCCATTGAGACTCGGCTCCTGTAGATGTAACTTGTTTGTTGAATCCTGGTAAAAAACCTAATTTTTGTAACATATAAAAACCTTTTTATATAGGTAGTATAGCAGATTACCGTTGATTTCAATAGATTTAAAGTAAGGGGAATCAGTGGTGGATCATCCCCTCACAAGCTTATTTTGTATGTTATTTTTTAAAAACTGTAAAGACTTTTTATTCTGTCCTTGTAATACTTTTTTTAAACCATGCTGGAAGTCCTAAGAAAGGGCGACTATCAAATTTATTTTTTTTACCTTTTTCAGTAGTAACATCATTATAGTGAAAAAAAACTTGTGCACAATCCTTTCCTCTAAATTCTTCTCTCCAATGTTCAAGATCACATCCAGAATAGAGTAGCATATCTCCTGGTTCAAGGTTCACGGGTATTCCTGCTTGACCTGTTTTTCCTGTAGGATCTATATAAATAGGCCAAGGATCCCCTCCTAAATTCAAAGTAGCAGAAACTTCACAGGCGTCTCTGTCCTTGTGTCTATGAAGAACATCTCCTGTTTTATAAATCCTGGCATAGGAATAAGTTTCATTTAATTTATAGTCAGTTTCTTTTTCCATCTTTACTTTTAAAGCTTCCAATAATGTTTCCATTACTACATCTGCATAATGAGAATAAGTATTAGGAGCCTGTGGATCTGTCCATACTCCCCAATATTCAGCAAAGGGTGAGATATATTTTTCCTGTAATAAGAGATGACATACTTGTCTTTTCTTTAAAAAATAAGAATAAACAAATGAGGATAGCTCTTTGGATATAGCTCCCTTTACTACCTTATATTTATTTCTTTTGAATGACATTATTTTCTTTTTCCAATTTATGATTGATAAGGGTTTCAACAAAATCAACATTACGTTTCTTAGGATGTTGGCCTAGAGTTGCATGAATATATGCTGCTTGAATAGGATCAATATCTTTAAGTTTAATAATATTAACTATTTTATTTTTTTTAAATGACACTGTAAACTCCTTCTATATAATTAATATTTAAT